CCAAGCATATTACAATAAAACAAAGTCAAAATACGGATTATAAAAGAAGCTCTCGTTTGAGAGCTTTTTATTATGCATAATGATTTTTTGTTTTGTTGTAGTAATCCATGAAATCAGAAGAACTCCATTCAACATTGTTTTCAAGAATCAATGCTCAAATCAATCAATGGAATCTTCAAGATCATCAAGCTCATCAAACATTTATATTTCCGATTGTATAAGCTGGAACAGTAATACTTCAAACATATTCTCAATTGCAATATACTTTAATTGTTGTTCAATTCCTTGTGAATCATATACAATATCGTTGATTCAAATTTACTCATGATTTTATTGTGGTTCTTCTTGTTGTTCAATCAAAAGAATAGAATTCTATTTGTTTTGAATTGTATCAATAAATTATTGCTTGTTGATAACTTCATAAGATATAAGATATATATTGTTGTCAATCTGCAACTGGTTTCACTCGAACAACTTCTGTGAATTTCGTATTTGTTATTCATGAAATATCAGCAACTGGTGAATTTCAAGAGCTTGGATTGTAAAAATCTCATGCATAATTACTTCAAGAAACAAGAACATATGATGGTTGTGTTCATCAAATTGCATTTCTTCAATTTCAGCTATCATCTTTGATATATCAGCTGACTCATCTATCATCGAATGAATAGTATAGGAATGTGTTTGCAGAAGGATGCCATCAGAAATCTGTTGTAATTGTTGTTTGCTGTGATGAAATTACCGCATTATTACTATCAACTGCAAATGCTGTTATGTAATATGTTGTTTCATCCAACACACCAGATAGAGAAAATGGTGTTGATGAATACTGATTTTTCGTTGTTTCTTCAACAGCCAATGTTCCATCTGTTATACTCACTGGGTAACTTCATGTTTTATATCTTACAATTGTTTTTGCTCGGTTACTTCAAAATATATCATTCCATTTAATCTTTATTGCTTCATTTACATCATCGTTTGTTAATGTTAAGTTCTTGATTACTCAATTTGTTGCATATATAAGAATCTCATTTTCTGCTGATAAACATTGAACACATCAGCATTTATCTGTGTATTTAATGTAATCAAGTCTTTTATCATCCAAAGGATTCGGTGCGGTGTATTGAACACCAACACCGATACAAGCACTATCTAAATTCTGTAATGTTTGGATTAAACATCCATTACAATCATATGCATTTATGCATCATGCATTTGCCATGTTTTTTTAGTTTTAATAAGTAAATTTGCAAACTTTATAACTTCATGCTGTTCCATTACTTCCGCTTGCTTCTCTGTGAGATCATGAACATTGTGAAGTTGAAGCATATGTCCATCATCATAATCAACCAGCTCATCATGAAACATCAATTGTTCAAGTTTTTACTGAATTTCAGTAAATCATTATAACACATCAACCATTTGCACCATTTCAACCACATCATCAACATGAATACCATGTGTTGCAATTACTTCATGTTCCGTTTCATCATGTTCATCATTGTCATCACTTTGAACAGATTTTTCCGTTTGAATTATCAAGTATTCTTGCAGATATTAAGATTCAGAAGTTATTATTTACTGCATTTCAACCATTTCAACCACGCCATCAACAGATACTTGTTGAATTTCAACCATCTCATCATTGAATAACTCAACATCATCAGTTTCAACCTAAATCAAATCAAACTCAACCTTTTCAACCGATGTATCAGTTTCAACCATGTCATCAATTAGCAATCATTGTTCATGCTCTATCTCAACCTTTTCAACCAGTTCACCAATAACCAGCATTTCAACCATTTCATCATTGTCATCAGTTATATCATGCATAATAGAATTCTCATCATTTTCATCATGCTCAACCGTTTCCGAATCTTCATCATCAACCACCTCATCAACCACCTCATCAACCAGAGTATGTTGTATATCATCACATTCAACCATCTCAACCATTTAATCAATCAGCTGGACAACCGCATTTTGCTCATGCTCAACATTCACAAGCGTCTCATCATTTTCAACCACAAGTTGCTGTTCCATCACATCATGTTTTTCATCTTCCTGGATCTCCGTAGCAATGATCTCATGCACTTGCTCAACCACATCATCAAGCTCGTGGATTCCAGTTTGTTGAAAGATTTGATATTGTTGTTCAAGAAACTTGTTCGCTGAAAGAACATGCTCATGTGCATTGTCATCATCTGGTATCAATGATTCAATTATTTATGAATCTGTTTCTTACTCTTATTTTTGGAACTCACTGTCATTCAAATCTTACTCTTGCTCATGCATTGATTGTTAAGTTATTGAATTCGTATGTTTTATTTGCACACAAATAAACATTTCAATCCATTACACAATCACCATCACATCAACTTCCGAATACACTTGAATATCAGCATTTACATGATAATTTATCATATAATTTTGCTCGCCAATTATCACAGCATGAATCAATCTCATTTGTCATTGCAAGTGCTTGATTATACACACTCGTATTACATGGACAATTAACTTGCTGTAATCTTGTTTGAACTCCACTCAATAATGCTTTACTTACATAAACACTGATTCTTGCTCATGTTGTAAATGCTTTTGGTGTATTTCATAATGCTTTTGGTGTTGCTGTATCATCTTGAACACACTTTTCATATCATCTTGTGATACTCAAAACATTATCAGTAATTCCATTGATTAATATTACTTCTCTTGCTGTTGCTTTTCATTCAGAATTTAATTGTTCAATTGTTGCAATCATTCATACTTCAAACATTGCTCATTCTCATGCTTTTATTGTTGCACTTGTTCAACTTGCACTTAAATCAGCAATTAAATCTGAAAATACAACATTGTTTGTTGGCATTGTTGCAGTGTTCAAGTTATACACTGCAAGCCATGTTTCATTTGGATTTAAACAATATGTTGTCATTATTGTGTTCTACAAGTTAATAAAGAAATTGGATTATCACTTACACACTGTCTGCAACCATTGGAATCTGTGAATTCTCGATGGTCGAATTCATATCATCATATCACTGGTGCTTTTACATTCGTTGGATCATCATCATATAATCTCACACTTCATCATTGTAATGAATTTCAAAGATTATCAACTCATTGCCAACTTGTTATAAATCATCATCACTTACAATAATGAACTTCAATGTTGGTATATGCAAGTGGGCATATCGTTGTAAAATTTCCATCATCTACTGTCATTTTTTACTATAAGTTATTGATAAAAGTTTCAATATCACTTATTCTTTGTTCATCTGTTGTTATGCATGTTTGTGCTGTTTCAAGATTATTTAATTGCCTTGTAATCTCGTTTTGCAAATCTGTTACCAATTCACTTGTTATTGTTAATGAAACAGAATCTCATGCAACAAAATTAAATGGTGATTGTTGCAATGTCTTTGGATTTGCTGTATCATCTGCAACACATTCTTCGAAAGCTCTTTCAACTGTTATTGTGTTATTATCTCTTGCTGTTGCTTTTACGATTTCTCTTTTTACACAATTATTTGAATCATCGTAATGCTCAATTGTTAAGATGAACGGTCATGATGTTGGGAATATATCTCAATCATTAACTTGAATTGTTGTTGAATCAGAACTCAAAGCAATTGCAAGATATGAAAACGAATTATTCTCGGTTTTGTAATTTACAAATGCCATTTTTTATTATTTAAGATTTAAATTACTTGATAACTTTCCAAAGAGTATCTTCATAATCAATTGTGATTACACATTGGTCTGTTTTATATTGTATCTTTGTAATAACCAAATCATTCAATGTTGTTAAATCAGTATTCAATATTGAGATTCTATCTCATGGTTTGATATCTTCATATGGGTATTTATCATTAAGAACTACTTGTATTGATTGTTTTGGATCTTTATTTTGTGCAATATATGAATTACCATATTGATTCTGTGTTGTTGCACTGTTCAATTCTGAATTACTTTCGTATTTATCTTTTCTTCCATATGTGCTTTGACTTGTTGAATTTGTATATGTTTGAACACTTCATCAATTCCTTGCCAAAACATAATTATTTACGATTTCTTCAATTGAATTATCAACAGTTATGCTTGTTACTTCTTCTCACATATGAACGATATGCTTTGTTCTTGTTGATGGTTTGAATAAATCAAGTTTTCATTCTCAATCAACTGTCCAATGGTATCAGATAGCTTCTGCAATTGTATCAAAGCAATCATAACAATTTGTATAATTCCATGTCCAGTTTTGTGTTGTTGTTATATCGTTTGCAATACTTCCATTTGTTATGATACTTGAATAATAATTATTGAAGAATGAACGAATATTTGTCATCATTGTATAACAACTTTGTGAATAGCTTCCGTTGGTATACATGATATTCTTTAATAAACTTCACACTCATAAACATGTAAATGTTGTGTATTCTCTTGATTCTTCCGCTTTTCTTTGAATCTTACTTATAAATCCATAATAAATCTGCTTTCAATTATCTTTATCATGAAATTCATCAAATAAAAACACTTTCACATATTCTCAACCTTTATAACTTGTATCAGCGAATTTATAATCTGTTTGGATTTGAAGCTGTCATAATCATCAATTCATACTCCATGAAAACGATATTTCGTTGATAATATGATCTGGATTGATTGTTTCTTTATAAGTTCAATTAAGATTATAAGTTTTTACAACATATGTTTTCATTATAAGTAATTCTCGTAATAAGATAAAGTTGCGGTGTATGTTCATCAATAATTTATCTCAATTGGATTATCTCAATAATTCAACGGTCTGAAACTTCATGTATATTCAACTTCAACATCATTGATTGTTGCTTCCTTTGTAACTCAATCCAATTTAACAATATCTCATACAGTGTATGTTCTGCTTGCCAAACTTATTGTGAATCCATTTAATTTAAATGATAATGCATAAGTTCATCATGTTTCAATAATCATATTTAATGTTAAGAAACTTGATGCTCTTCCAATATATGATATTGATGATTTGTATTGTCATGTTTGTGATGTGATATCTTTTGATATTGGTTTTAATGCATGTGAATGCGGATTCTGTGCAACAAATGTTAATTGAACCTGTGGTAATACATTAATTGAATAAGATTCTCTGTTGAATTTTATTGCTGTGCATGTTGCTGTCCATTCTCTTACGATTTCACCACTTTTAATTCTTAAAGGGGCTTGCAAAGCTGAACACTGGAATTTGATTTCATCCATTAATGCCAACATTTTTTCATGTGTTTCTTCATTTATGCTCAATGTAATATTGATTGTATGTGTTCTGAAATATCTTCCATAAACTCATCAACCATCTTGCTGTGCATAATTAAATTTTTCTAAATCAACATTTCATAAATCATCTGAATTACATGCAATTACTTTTACTGTTGTTCAGTTCGCAAGATTATATCAATTAAATGAAAATGTTGCATTTCACATCATTGTTAATGCACTGTTTCATTGTCATAATAATCTACCATTTACGATTGTTGTCATTCGGTTTTATGTTAAGCAATTCAAAAAGATTTTTCTAATTTAATTTTTCTGATGATCTCATCAGTTATTGATTGAATATCATTATCATTTCTTACACTTACTCATGATACATTAACAGTTATTCCGTTATTATTTACGATATTTTCATTTGGAATAATATTTCATGATGTTGATGGAACAAATAATTCTGGTCATCTTTCACCAACAATATATGCAGTTCATCATGAAACTGGTCATCAATTAGCTTTTCATGTTAATGTATCAACTGCATTTGAAACAAAACTTTTTGCAGAACTTACAGCATTTTGAAATCAACTTGATATGTATTGTGCAGCTTTTTGTCCCCATTCTCGAAGTTCTTTTAATTTTGCAATTGCACTATCAATTGATTTGATAAATACATTATAAATCTTGCTCGCAATGTTATTAATCCATTCTCAAAGCATTCATAATAAATCAATCCATGCTCTTAATCATCCATTGTTTTCATCCATTGGGTATAAAAGAGAATGCAATGTATCTTTGAAATTATCTTCAATATATCATCATAATGTTCTGTGCCTTGCTTCTGCTTCTGCAATCTTTGAATTCAATAATTCTGTTTGAACTCTGTATTCATCAGCTGAAATTGATCCATTATTGTATGCTTCTGTAACAGCTTCCAATTGCTTTCTGTATTCTGCAATCTGTTCATCCGTTGTTTTTAATTTGCTATCTAATGCATATAATCATGCAGTTACTCATGCCAACGCAACGATCCATCAAGCTGGTCATGATAAAACAGTAACAACAGTTCATAATACTGGTAAAATTGTTGTTATTCATGCAGTTAATCATGCAACTGCTGTTGTAACAAGTAATATGTTTGCTGTTAATTCTGGATTCTTTTCAATCCAATCAACAACTTTTTCAATTATTGGTGTTAAACTGGTTAAAAGTCTATCAAAAACTGGAATTAATGCATTTCATATCGTTGTTTTTGTGTTATCTCGCTGTGCATTTAATCTTGCAACCTTTTCTTGCATCGTTTCTTGAACTTCTCATGCACTTGCAAGTTCTTCTTTTCATTGCTGAACAACTGCATTAACAAGAGCTTGTTTCTTTTCTGCTTCTGTTAATTGATCCACAGTTTTTCAAAGTTGTTTTGCATAAAGTTCTTGTGCTTCTGTTTGCTTGATAACGATTCACAAGTTATCGAGAATCTGAACACTTCATCTTCATAATCATGTAACGATATCATCAAGAGCTTCTTCCATTGTTCTTCACATCGCTTGACCTTTTACTCTTGCGATTTCCATCATTGTTGTCATATCTTCAACACTTGATACAATTCACAATGAATAAGCCTTGTTTGCAGCTTCCATTAGTTTAACATCTGCAACAGTTCATCTTGATGCTTTTCTCATTCATTTAATCATTTCATCTGCTGATATCTTTGCAGTTTCTGAAAGTCTTTCAAATGAATTTTTCAATGGCTCAACATCCATAGCAGAACTTATAAATGTTTTTCATAAAGCAACCATTCATGCAGTAACAACAGATGCTCAAATTGATATTTTTTTGAATGTTGCTTGTGCGGATTTACTCCGTTGCAATGTTTGTTTCTGCAAGTTTTCAGTGGATTTTGAAACTTTATCAAGCTCTCACGATGCTTTGTTATCTGCTTCAATATTTAATTTTAAATTGTAATCTGTTGTTGCCATGAATTATCTTCTTTTATATGATGAAATTTTTGATTTCTGCTTTTCTCTTTCATATTGAATATGCTCTCGCTGTCTTTCTTTCTGGATCATACAGAAATGTAAATCAAGCATATTCTCGGATTCATTGTCCAAATCAGATGGTTTACAATGATATAATTCTTTAATCAAGATGTAATCACGATGTTCTTTCGTTAATCATCTTCAACTTCTTAATGTTTTTTCGAATTGTTCAAGAATCTTTTTATTATTAACTGGGTATTTTTATCTTCTCTGCTTGTTCCAACACCATATTGTAATCTGCAACACTCATTTCATCAAGCTCATCTTGTGTTAAATTTGTTAATGCTGTAATCATAAAATCATTTGCTAATTGGATCCTTTCTGGCTCAACTTCAAATGCTAATGATTGCAACTGCTGAATACTTGATTTCATTCCATTGAACATAATTTTGTTACATTCAACATCCATTTTGTGTGTTCGGACACTCTTGAACTCAACTTCTTTTTCAACTCATTTAACTGTTACTTTCATTTTTTCCTTGTTTTAATGAATAAAATTTCCTTGTTTTGAAGTTCCGTGCTTGCAGAAAAACAAGGAAAATCCACAAGCACGGTTTATATTAGTAACCAACTGAATTGCTGTTTAATAATAAGATTTCAATTGATGTTGAATCGTTTGTGCTGTATTGTCCAGTAAATCACATTGTTTGGCTGATTATCTCATCATTTGAATCTGATTTTGTCCATGATGTGAATCCAGCTTTCATTAAATCAACATAAATTGATGGATAAATTCCAGTTGCTAATTCTGATGCACTCTTATTTACTGCATAGAAACGAACTGCTTTTTTATCTGAATTTAATACATAATCTCTTAATGTTGTTGATTCATATACTGCTTCAAAATCTCATTCGATTCCGAATTGTTGATTATAAATATCACTTATATCAGTTTCTCCAAAGCATTGAATTTCTGCAAGATTCTTTGCTATTGATAATCTGAAATTTTGAACACATTGTTCTGATGCACCATTTAATCATGCTTCATCGTTTGCGAATCTTACTCATGACATTGATGCTGTAAATCATTTTTCTGAAACATATGCTGGTGTTTGTGCTGATGCAGTTTGAATTTGTTTTCACATAAATTCTGCTGTAAATTTCATGTAATCACCAACTTCACAAGATAATTCAAAGTTGTTTATCATACAATATGGTGCATAACTTCATGCAACGATATCATCATCATAAATTGTTGCTGTTGGATGTTCATTATCTTGTTTTACTTCAAAGAAATGTCCATAAACTCATGATAATGCTGTTGCTGTCATTGTCCATGTTCCATTTGTTATAGATCATGTAACAGCTTTATCGAAGAAATATACTGTTGTTGTTCCAACTGTTATAATCTTCTTTAATACTCAACCACTACTTTCAACATCTCATCTTGCTGGTGTTCATCCAGATGGTGTTCCAGTAACTCAATATACTTTTGTTACTTTTCATAATGCAAGAAGCATTAAGAAACCAATTGAATCTTCTTTTACTATTCCTTGAAGATTCAAAGTTGATGAATTCTTTGTTGTAAAAGAATCTGCAACTGCATCAATTACTCAATATCAAGATCAATCTGTTGCACTTTCAACTGCTGGATTCAAAGAACCGCTTTCTTTACCAATCCAAACTTGTGCTGGGGCTTGTGTTCATCTTGTAGATTCTATTCCAAGTCCAATTGCTCATAATCTTCCGATACCTGCCATTTTTTTAATTAAATAATAATTTAAAAGTTATTTTTCACTAAATTCATCTTTATGAAGCATTTCTTTCGCTTTTACTAATGCTTCAATCATATTTTTTCACTCAACTGTTATTCACCGCTTTGGAAACGAATATTTTCTTACACCATCTTTAACTTCCATTGTTACATGTTGTTCGATTTCTGGTGCTTTTTTTTCTTTACATCCTTTGCATGCCATTTTCTTAACAAATAAGATATAAATTAATTGCTTACTGCTGTAAAAGAACAATTTACACTGAATACTCTGATTGGCTCTTGTGTATTTGCAAATCACCGATTAAATGTAAATGAACATCTTACAGTGTATCAATCATTATTACTCCAAACGATAGCTTCAATTTCTTTTAATTTCTGCATTACCATGTCTGCAACAATTCTCATATTATCTTCAACATCTGCATAATTATTTTGAATTCTATCGATTAACCTTACTGTGTAATTAATTTCTGATTCATAACTGCAAGAATCAAGATATTTAACATTTCCATCATCTGGGGTAATGATAATTGCTGGGTAATTTATACCATCTTCAATTTTGATGTCATGATTATAAACTGCTCAAATTCTTGCTGTATCTCATGTTGCGATTTCTTGCATTTTATCGAATATCGCATCTCATATTGCTTTGAATGAATATGTTGTATTTGCCATTAATCTTCGAGTTTATCTTGTAAATCTTCAATCATAATCTTCTGAATATCTTTAATATGTTCAGTATATGATCTTTGCAAATAATATTTTCTATGTGGATTCTTTCTGTTTGAGAATTCTCTTAAACTTGCATATGATAATGGTGAACCAACAACTGCAAGTCATTTACTCACTGAACTGAAATCATTTGAAATGCTTCTTCTCAACGCTCATGTTAAATATGGTGCGTTTTCTTTTGCTCTGTTTTGGATGTATTGTCCAACATCAATAAGCATTATTTGAACTGATGCATTTATCTTTGAATTCAAGTCCATTATCTTCTGAACATCTCATGTTAAGTCTAATTTCATTCACTTTCAGAAATAATCACTTTAAAATATTTTCTTCTTGAACCATCTCGTTTTTGAAATGATTTCACAATATAAATCACTCCATCAACTGATATTTTATCTCAAACAACAATTCATGAATAATCACAATATAATTTCTTCATTTTATAAACTGTTGCATCATCCAATCATTCTGCTTGATCCATTGGCTGAACATTGCACTTAAATGCTGTTCATTCTGAATCATACTTTGAAACTCCATAAGCGTTTCTGGTGTATGAATAATGTGTTGCTGTTTTGTTATAAAGCATCGTAACAGTTTATATTGCCAAATTAAAATTCTTGTATTTATCAACCATATAACTGAATGAAAAATACATATCTTCTGCTGATTGTGTATTGGCTGAACTTTTTGCACCAAATACTATCTGCTCATCTCATAACTTATAAGATGATATTCCGATATGAAATTCTTCTTTCATTGAATCTGGTAAAATTCAGCAAGCAAGCATCATTTCAAGTATCTTTAAATCATCTGGTAAATCATCAACTGTTGTTTGTCAAACAATTCTTGCACGATCATATCATGCAGTGTATGTTAATGTAACAATACCAAAATCATTGATGTCCAATGCTGATTTAAAAATCACTCTTCTTTGCTGTGAAACCATATAATCACTTCATTTAACTCCGCTGTAATCAACTCCGTTTATCTTATCAATTGAAGAAACTGGTTTGTTCTTCAAAAAAACAACATATCAAAATGAATTGATGTATAATTTTCTTGCATCAATTTCTTCTTCATATGAATTTTTATCAAATGAATCAACTCAACAAATGTTGTTAAGCATATCACAAGCACTTTGAAGATACATTGTTAATTGTGTATCTCTTGAAGTATCGCTTGCTGGTATTCATAAATAATCTTTGAATTGTGATAAACTTGAATACATGGTTTTTAATATGTTAGTAAATTATTTTGATTTCTTTGCTGATTTTTTCTCTTCCTTTACTTCCTTTTCTTCTTCTTCCTTTACTGCTTCGAAAAGGTTTGGGTAATTTCTCAATATACTGCATGCATGAACTGTATCAATTACATCTCATGCTTTTAATTCAACTCATTCAACAAGTTGAACTTCCTTTGATATGTTCTTAATTTTCATTTTATCGAATTATAAGTTATAAATTCTCGCACGGCTCAATAAAGAACCGTGCAAGATATTTAAGATTAAAGAGTTACGTTGATTCCAAGTCCAACAGTTAATCCAGTTCCAGCAATGTTGTTGATAATTGCGAAACCGAAGTCCATAGTTGCGATAATTTCGTAACCTTTTCCTGGGCATTCTTTCAAGTATAACTTTACTGGTTGTCCGAATCCGTATTGAACAGCTGGTTTGTAGATACAAGCGAATGATCCTTTTGTATTGTTTGCAGCAGTTCCATCAACAAGTCCAGAAGTATTTGTCAAAGCTGGGAAATCTCTTGCAACAAGAATGTCGATTCCGAATGCTTTTGCTAATACACCAGCAACGATTGTTGCGTTTGGTCCGAATTTATCCATTGTGATAACTTCTGATAATGCAAGCATCTTGTTGTAAACGTTAGCTGGTGTGATGAACAATAAGTTGTTCAAATCAGCTTGATATCATGCATCGATAACGTTTTTAACTGCAAGAAGTTGTGCAGAAGTAAGTGTTCCAACAGATACACCAGTATTTGCGATACCAACTTTTCTGATACCGTCTGTTCCTTGTGTAAAGTATGGAGATCCAGTGTATGTTCCGTTTACGTTTCCAGAAGCAGAAGCAGTTGAATCAGCATTGATTATGAATGCATCGATTGTTCTTCATGCACTTCTGTTGATTCTGTCTTTAACTAATGCGATTATATCAACAACAGAGTATTCAACTTCTCTGTAAGATAATGCAACAGTAAAGATGAATTGACCTTGTGTGATAGTAACTTCACCAGTTGCTGGTCATTCATTTGCTGGTGTTACAGAATATGCACCAGTTGTCCATTCAGCGTTTCCACTAAATAGATTAGCATCACCAATTACTGGAACTTTTGCAGAAATTGGCATGTTGTTACCGTGATTTCCTGGTAATAAGTTAATAAGTGATGAATACTTTGGTAACATGTCCAAAGCTGGATCAAGTAATACATTTACTGGAACTGTTTCTTTTCAGAAACCAGTGTTTGTAGTGTGCATTACTTCGTTGGCTTTTTGTTCTTCAACGATTTCTTCTTTTACTTCAATTCCTTGAAGTTCTTTTGCTTTTAAGATTAGTTCTTTAATGTCCATGATTAAAAAGAATATAATTTAAAAAGGTTTAGGAATTCGCCTTTTTGATTAAATTTGCGAGTTTTCCATAAGGTCAAGCGTTCTTTGTTGCAGGTGCTTCATAAGAACTTCATGACATAATTGCTGTGTTTTTTACTGCATGATCTAATTGCAACATAACTTCCATTGCTCATTTCAAAAGCTCGTTTTGATTTGCAACTTCTGTTTTTAATGCTTTTATCTCTGCATCTTTTTCATCAAGTTTGTCATATAATGACTTAACTGATGATTCAAGTGTTTTGAATTCAGCATTTTCAAAACTCTTGTGTTCAACTTCCATTGATTTGCTCTCTTCAACAACTTCATCGTTGCTTGTTTCATCAACAACTTCATCGTTTGATTCAGTTTCAGAATCATTTTCAGAATTATCGCAATCGCTTTCAGCTGATATTTCAGAATTTTCATCTGCTTTTTCTTCTTCTTTATTTTCAACTTCTTCAACTTCTTTTCATTCTTCAACAACTTCTTCTTCCTTTGGTTGTTGTTCTTCTTCAACAACTTCTTCTCACTCAACAACTTCTCATTCGATTACCTTTCATTCTACGCTTTCATTTTCTTTGTGTATTTCAACATTTCAATGAACAGCTTCTGGTAATTCTTCACTATCAGTAGTATCGTCATCAGAATTTGTTTTTTCTTCGTTGTTTTCTTCTTCTTTTCATTCTTCACTTTCTTCTGGTAAATCTTCTTCTTTCTCTTCAACAGTTTCTTCTTCTTTTGGTTCTTCTGCTGTTTCTTCATCTTCTTCTGCTTTGAAGCATGAATCGAAACTCTTTACCAAAGCGAATGGATTTGCTGGAACAGAAACAAGTGATATCTCAAATAATTCCAATGCTTTAATTATGTTTGTGAATACATAATTTCATTCTGCATCTGTGTTTTCTTCTGTTTCGAAGTCTTTTACACGATATCAGATACTGAATGTTCTTAACACTCAATTCTTTAATTTGCTGAACACTCAATCTGTGTCTTCTGTGATTCTTGCTTTGATGAATAATCCTTTTTCATCAATACTTGCTTCAATCACAGTTCCGATTGGTTTGTCCATGTCATGCTGTAACAATACAATTGGATTTGTCATGTATTGTTTGATTGTGTCTTCGAATGCTGATGGCTCAACAATATCATTCATGCGATCTTTATCTTTTGTTGATGCATATCATTCGATTTCGTATGCTTTTGAATCTCAATCAATGATTTCTTTCACTGATTTCTTATCACATACGATTTGAAAGAACTCTTTGTCCTTGATTAATTTAAATTTCATCTTTAAGATATTATGATTTAAAATTATCTTACTCTTTGATATTGAAGTGTGCATCTGCAATTCACTCATCATGGTGGCATGTCTGTTCACACACTTGGGTATACATAATCAATTGGCATCCATCACTCTTCTTCACATTCCATATGTTCTGGTCTTACACGATCATCTCATACAGTTAATCGTTTCTTCTGCATTTTTATTCATACGTTTTCTAATGCTTCGATTGGCTGTCTGTTTCAGTATTCATATGCCTTTGCTGTTTCTGTTACCGCGATTGACCTTGCTCTTGGTAATCAAAACAACTTATCATCAATTTTGTTTATATCTTCTTGTATATCTGTCCATGATAAATGATTATCAATTCCATTCTTTAACACGCTTATAACATCTCGTTTTGTTGTATGTGATATGCTTCACTTGTAATTCGAAAGATTTAATTCTCACCACTTATTTGCATAATCACTTGCATTGTTTGGGTAATAATCGATTCAATTTCATTCCAATAGCTTTCTGAATTTTCTGTATTGTTTTTTGTATCAATGTTCGAATGTTTTCTCGATTGGTAACTTCAACTCATCAATTAATGCATTTATTCACATTGCTCTTCGGAATCACTTCATCGGATCATCACCAAACATTTCATCTTTCCATCATTTTCTGTCTGGGTATAAATGCACATGTTCGTTTTGGAGTATGTTGTATTCAATACTCACTATATAAACGTAATTTTCGTATAAATCTCTTATGTTTTCATCCAAATACTTTCTTTGCTTTTTAAAAGATTTCTGCACAATGCTGTATATCTTTGATTCTTTCCTTAACAAATTTCTGTAATCTTGTGAAAGCATCTTTTATATTTCATCTCATGGTAAAACTGCATCCAATGTGATATCTTCCAATAATACTGTATTCCTTGAAATAAGTGGCTTGTTTGCGTTTTCATCATCCAATGGTTCAAGTCATCTATCGATTCTTGCTTCATTGATTGTGATGATTCAGTTCGCAACATCTTCTCTTTGTCATTTATACCATTCTTGCGTTTCCTTTAATTGTTCTGAATCAGATTTAATCCAATATTTTTCGAATAAATCTGGTCTGAACATTTGCAAACACTTATTTAATATTGCATCAAAATCTTCTGCACATGATTTAACAGTTCATTCCAAAAACTCTTCCTTTGCATTGCTTCCATTGTTATAATTCACTCAATCAATGTATCATAATAATGGTTTTGGAACACCAAAAGCAGAACAGATTTTATCTGTTGATAATTTTCTATGTGCGATTGTTTCCATATCACTTGATGATAATGAAATCTGTTTTATTTCTTTGATTCATCATCAAACTATTGTTTTATGTGCGTTATTACTTCCTTTGAATTGTGCATCAAACATATCTTTTGCATTCTGTTGCTCTTCAATACTCATTCAATCATTCAACAATAACATCATATCTGGTCTTGCTGAATTCTTGTAAAAGAAGTAATTGTTTTTTGATGCTTCGAGATCTGTAACTGCATCATACATGATGGATGTTAATACTCACATTCCATTTAATGAATATCTTATATCATCTTCATATTTGAAATATGCGATTTGGTCTGCTGGGTATACTTGTGTTTTATGTCAATCAGTAACACGATAATTTGTAATAACTCCATCGCTTATAACTTTTTCAACCTGTCTTGAATCAAGAACATCCATTCTGATTGTTACTCATAATGCATTCTTGATTGGTTTAATATATAATTCTCATGAAACATCGTAATTTCTGAAAAGATTTACTTTGAATTTTGCAAAAGTTGGTGTTTTAAAAAGATTTAAAACTTCTTCTGTTACTTTATTATCTTCAACAATTTGCTTGTTATTGTCCAATAAGTAAATTCCATTTCTTGCAACTGCTCACGCGATCTTTCTTACACATTCACGGATGTCTGAATTTTTTGTGTATAATTCAAAAAATGTTGCCTTTGAAAAAGTAACATCATTGTCAAAAAGCAGTGATAAATCCAATCAATAATTATTACTCAATGATTTCTTATTGACTTTGTTAATTTCGAAATTGAATAATCTCATGCATGATTATATTCATTTAAACGAATGCATTATAATCACGGATTCGATTTCACAAAGCTCAAATTATATAAAAAAACTCGGCTTTAAAACCGAGCTTTTCGTATTTTGCGAAAATAATTAAGAAAAGATTGATACAATAATAATGAATAAAATCACTCACACAATAACATATAATCACATTTTCTTGTAATCGATTTCATCTGATTCTGTTTTTTTCTGTGCATGAACCAATGGTGCATCTGGATCTATTTGCACCGCAATGCTGTTAAAAAATTCTCATCAATCATCAGAATAACCGAAATGATATGTTTCTTTACCATCTGATAATCTTATTCCGTTTGTGTATCATTGCATATCAATCAAATCTTTGGTTTTTATGGTCAATGATTTTTCATCACTTACAAATGTTACTTTTTCTGATGTGAATCT